GTTGGTCTGTGGTTCTTGGGGGTGGTACTATCAAAGGTGGACAGGTTTATGGATCTACAACCTCTGATGGCATGGACATTAAAGACAAGCCTTGCAGCATTTCAGATATTTATGCTACAGTGTACAAAGCTTTGGGTTTAGACCCAATGTTTCAAATTCGAGATAATTTAGGGCGACCAATACCTATATCAGAAGGAAAATCGTTAGATATATTTTGATTAATTATTCTTTATGCTTATATGGTAAATTTGTAAATTCTGTTGAAGAATCTTTAAACAGTATGGAAAGGTTCTCAACAGGATTGCTTGAATTTTTTTCAAAATTAAATCATGTAAATTTAAAAGCTGTTCCATTTGATTGGAGAACAGAACTTAATCCAGAAAAAACATTTGATAAAATTCCAAAAAGCGATTTTTTATTAACATCTTTATACACATTAAATGTTGTAAACAATAATTGTTTAGCAAAAGAAAAAGTTAATTATAAAACTTCAACCTTTTTAGAAAATAAAAGTTCGTGGGATTATTCATTTGCAAATTTAAGGGAAAGTTCTCCAGAGTGTTATATTCCATACCCATGCTCAAAAAGATTGTTTAAACACGAAGAAAAAATAGCGAAAACAATTCTTTTAGACGATCACAATCAACAAATAGGTTTTGGAAAAGACATATCTGTAGAAATAACAGATTGGTTAGAAGAAATTGTGAGTGAAGGATATAAGATTTATCAGCTTACAAAAAAAAATGATAAGCCACATTCAAAAATTATAGAACCAATATTTAAATGTAATTATAAAGAGTACATGGAAAAAACATCTAGAATAGAATCTTTTATACTGACACACCCAGGAAGTTACGAAAACTCTGTAATTGATATGGTTGCAAGAGGAACGAGGGTATTAGTTCCTATAGATCAAGGAATATTTAAGAGATATGACAAGACAGAAGGATTTGTTCCAATAGAAATAATTAAAGACTTTGAATTAGGAACATTTAAAAATAAAGAACAATTGATAAATTTAATAAAAAAACCGATAGATAATTCTAATCTTCAAAACCATATATCTATGATGACAGATATGGAAGAAGCTGTTTTGACAATAGACAGAGTTTTTCAAGATATAATAACAAACAACAACAAAACATCTTGATTATAAAATTTTTTTTGATAACCTAAATTTTTAACAGGAAGAACGAATAGTATACCAATGGCATGTTGCCAGAGGTTTCTGTTCTAACTATAGGAGGTGTGTTATGTTTAGTTTTGTTTTGGGTATCGCTTGTGCTGCGAGTGTTGAGTCCATTGACATTATTAAGATTCGTGGTGGATCTTCTTGCTCAAATGGATCGTGTTCTGGATCTGTTTTTACAGAAGCAACTAAATCTTCTAAGGTTGAAGTTGTTAAAAAACAGGAAGTTGCAACTAAATCTTGCAATCAGAATACAACTTGTGCCAAGAAATCAAAATTTAAGATTTTTAAAAAGGCGTGTCGTTAAAAATAAATGTAAAAGGGGGGCTTTTGCCCCCTTTTTATATTGAAATGGATAGTAAAAAATGAACAAAGAATTAACAAATAGTTGGCAAGGTGGCAATAAAACAGAAATAGATTTAAGCAGATTAAATATTGATGGTTATAAAATAGACTACAACAATGCAACTTTTTTAGGCAAACGATATGAAAAAGTTTTTAAACCACTAACAGGATTTTCTTTATATAATGTACTTACAAATGAAGAAGTGTTAAAATCATCAGAGATTTTAAAAGCACACATTAAAAGAATTAAAGAAAATAACTCAAGTTTAAAAGATTTTGAAATTTGTGACCTTGAAAATTTTCAAAGAATGTTAGAAATTTATGGCAATAATGGATTTTGCTTATATTCTTGGTACTAATATGTATTACGCATATATTCAATATGTTAACAACAATATGGAAGTTTGCAAAAAACCTATTGGAAAAATAGAAAACTCTGAAGATATAGCTACAAAAGTTATTCAAGACATATATATGTTAGAGTATATGTATATGCCAATGGCAATTTTAATAGTTGAAGAGGATGGAAAAACAATATTAAAGTATTCAATAGAAAAAATTAATGAAAAATTCTTTCTTGTTTCGAGGTAAAAATGAACATTGATTCCTTGTTAGAAAGACTAAACAAAAAAATAAAAAATAGCATAACATTTAGAAAAACAGACGAAAAAATATTATTGATTTATTATAAAAATGAAGCGTATAAAAGATTTTTAACAAATCAAATTTTACATTTTTGTAATGAAAACAAGTTAGAAACATTTGATGTATCTCCATACAAATGTGATATTGTTAATTCATGTCATCTGTATAAAGAGAGTGATTTTTACCTAAATATGTTTTATGAAATAAAAATGAGTAAAAAAGTAGCTTATAATAACATTGTTGTTTTTAAAGACATTGACTCTTTTATTTCTGACGATAAAACAATTGGTTTAGTAGAGTATATAAATGATTTTAAAAAATCGATAAGTGAAAACACAAAGTTTGTAATTGTTATGACTAACAAAAGACAAACAATGAAACCATTTTGTAAGATTGACCCAAGTTTCTTAGCTATTGATTTTTATGGTTGTTTGACAGAAGCAGCAATTTTTGATGTTTCTAAAAAAACACCAGAAGAATCTTTAAAAGAATTAACTCAAGATGAAAACAAACTAGGAGAAATAAATGAGGATTGATGTTTTGTCAAGAATGAGTTTTAAATCTGGAACATTAATATTAATTCAAATTGAAGATTTGAAAAGGTTGATAGATAAAAAAATTAACAAGAAGATAGATGAATATGAAATAATATGTGATGTAGTAGAAAATGGTGGTGAAATGGTTGGTATGGACCCATATGAAAATGTTTCCATAGGAAAAATGTATACTCTTGATGAAGATGGTGGAAATTCTACAATTTTAAGAGTTGGTCCAGTTATAAACAAATCAAGAAGACTTTTAAACACTGGTGAAAAAACAGCACAAGAATATTGCATATATAAAAAAAATAAAGAAAATATAGACATGAGTGAAATAGGTGATTTTTTCATGAAAGAGTTAGAGAATTATAAAAGGGAGATGCTTTAAAGTGAAAACTGATAAAATAACAACTAGAATTGAAAACGGTAATAGTTTAGCAGATAAAGTTGCCAAATATTTAAACTTTAGATTTAAGTATGAATTTGAAAAGGCTTCTATTGAAGAAGACAAAAAGTTAATGATTGATTATAAGTGTAAAAAAAGCAATAAAACTGCACAAATGAAATGTCGTGAAAATAAATCTGATATTATTTATGAGGCAAAAAGATTTTATTCTAACAATGCTTCATCATACGAAGAAGCAAACGGCAGAGATGTTCGAACTGAGGCAACATTATACATATGTCTTTCAGCAGATAAGAGACAAATAATAGTTGCGGAAACAGAAGCAATCAAAAAAATAGTCCAAAAAGAAATACAGAAATTAGAAATAACATTACATCAAGTAAAACAATATGAGCAAGAGTGTGCATTTACTAGGAACAAAACAAAAAAATTGGCTTCAAACAAATCTAGGATTGAAGTGTGGTTTAAAATTGATGAAGGAATAGACTCAAGGCATTATAGTAAATTGCTTGTTTTTATACCCTACTCTGCTATATTTGAATCTGTAGTGATTGATTTAAGAAATAATGAAAATATTGAAGATGAGAGGACTTGGAAAAATGGATGATGAAATTATGTTTAATCAGAGAATACCTAGTTTGCTTGTTGTTGACAACTTTTATAAAGATCCAGATTGGATAGTTGAAAAAACAAAAGATTTTGATTTTAAAGAAGAAAACAAATTCTACAAAGGAAAAAGAACAACAGGTTGTTTGTTTCCTTATGTAAAAGAAGAATTTGAAAAGTTATTGCAAGTACAAATAGTAGATTGGTTAAATCAACCAATGAATGGTGTTTTTCAAATAACATCTGGAAATGACCCATTGGTATGGCATAGTGATTCACAAGATTATGCAGCAGCAGTATACTTAACCAAAGATGGTCCAACAAATGCTGGCACATCATTTTGGAAAGATAAAAAATATGGATGTAGAAGACCACCAAGTCATCCTTTAGAAAATAAACAAGGAATAAATGATTCAGACATATACACACAATACAACTTATTAAATGAAGACAATTGGGAATTAGTGGACAGGGTTGGATCTGTATACAATAGACTGGTTCTTTGGGATGGAAAAATGATTCATTCAGCAACAATGTACGGTGAGTTTTCTAGGTTGGTTCAACTGTTCTTTTTTAATGTGAGAAAATAATGCCATACTTTTCTATAGTTACACCAACACACAATACACAGTTTCTTGCTAGACTCTCTCGTTCTATAGCAAGGCAAACATTTAAAGATTTTGAATGGGTGATTGTTCCTAATGGAAACGCCAATATTGATATTGAATCTTTGGCTTTTAAACCAAGAATTTTAGAATCAAAAAACCCTAATTCAAAATTAATTGGACTCTTCAAAAAAGAAGGGTCTATGGGATCAAACGGTACTGTAGTAGTTGAAGTTGATCATGATGATGAGCTAACAGAAGATTGTTTGCAAGAATTGTATAACACATTTAATTCAGATGAAACAATTGATTTTGCCTATTCAAATTGTGCAGAAATAGACCCTGATGGGAAACCATTTGTTTATTCTGATTATTATGGTTGGAGAAATAGACCTTTTAAGTATCATGGAAAAGATCTTTTAGAATTAATATCTTTTGATTCAACTCCAGCATCATTTTCTAAAATTTGGTTTGCCCCAAATCATGTTCGTGCTTGGAAAAAATCGTTTTATGAAAAGATTGGTGGTCATAATGAAACAATGGAAGTTTTAGATGACCATGATATTCTTTGCAAAACATATATACAAGGAAATGTTAAACACATAGATAAATGCTTGTACATTTACTATAAGCATAAGAACAATACTTGTTATGGTGAAAAGAATGCTTTTATTCAAGAAGAAACATTAAATATTCATGATAGGTATATCTATTCATTAGCTGAGAAATGGTGTGATCTTAATGGTTTGCTTAAGATAGACCTTTGTGGTGGTTTTAATCCTCCAAAGGGGTACAAGTCGGTAGACATGCAGAACGCAGAAATTATACATGATTTAAACGATCCTTGGCCTTTTAAAGATGGCGAAGTGGGATTGATAAGGGCACATGATGCACTTGAGCATTTAAAAGACCCAATCCATGTTATGAAAGAAGCATACAGATGCCTATGTCCAATGGGTTGGTTTTTGACACAAACTCCATCAACGGATGGAAGAGGTGCTTTTCAAGACCCAACACACATATCATTTTGGAACAGTAACAGTTTCTGGTACTACACAAAAAGAGATCAGGCAAAATATATTGGAACACCAGTAAGATTTCAAGCAAATAGAATTAAGAACTTTTATCCAAGCGAATGGCATAAAACACACGATATTCTTTATGTAAAAGCCGATCTGTTAAAAGTTCCAGATGAAGCATTAAAAATGAGAGTTCCTGGTGAAGTATCAATATGAATCACATATATCAACTTCCACAGTTTGGCGAAGATTGGTTTAATTATAAAGACTTTTATAAGTCAATGGTTGAAAAGTTTCCTTCTGGAAGTAAATTTATTGAAGTTGGATCATGGAAAGGAAAAAGTTCAGCTTATCTTGCTGTAGAGATTATAAACTCTGAAAAAAACATAAAATTAGATTGTATAGATACATGGATGGGGAGTAATGAAAATGTACACATAAATGATTTATATGTAAAATCCAATTCTTTATATGAATTGTTTATTGAAAACACATCTTCTTTGTCTTCTGTCATTAATCCAGTTAGAATGGATTCTATTTCTGCATCAAAAAATTATGAAGATAAAACAATAGATTTTATATTTATAGACGGTAGTCACGATTATGAAAGTGTAAAAGCAGATATAAATGCATGGTTACCAAAAGTTAAAATTGGTGGCATTATATCTGGCCATGATTATGGTTCTTGGAAAACTGTAACAAAAGCGGTTGATGAATTTTTTCTAGACAAGAAAATTTTAATTGATAAAGATTGTTGGATTTACGAAAAAATTTAAAAATGGAGAATGCATATGATACATAATAGTTTTATTGGCACTGGTGAATTAATTGACAAAATCACAATTTTAAAAATAAAATGCTCAGTAATAAACAATGAAAATAACATTAATCAATTAGAAAGTCTTTTAACTATTTATAATCAAATACCAGAAGATTTAAGAATTAAGATTATTGAATTTGAAGAAGAACTATTTTATATAAATAAAGTAATATGGAAATATGAAAATATAGTAAGATCAAAAGTTAACGATGAAGAAATTTTAAAAGCTGCAAAATCTATATTTGAGTACAACGACAAAAGAAACAAATTAAAAAAGTTAATAGACGAAGAAACTATAAGCGGTTTCTTTGATGAAAAAATGCATGAAGCAAATTAATTTTTCCAGTTTTCTTCAAGGTTATTATAAATTTTTTCTCTAAAATCAAAATGTTTTTGAATAGAATTACATGCAGCCAAATGAAATCCAAAAGAATCATTGTTTGTTTTTGACCAATGTTGTTCAACTGAAAATTTACAAGCAGTATCAATGTCTGCATATTTAAAACCAAGATCTATCATTCTCTTATATATTGTACAGCACAAGAAAACATCTTCAGCATGATCACAATATAGGTCGCCAATAATTTTTGATGCTTGATCCATAAACGCTTTTGATCTTAAAGAAAATCCACCGTTACCAACATGGTTTATGCCATTTGGAGAATGAGGCCAAGTAGCACCAATGTAATCATATTTTAAAAAATCATCTGTCCATTTTTCTGGTTTATAAATTAAACCATCGTGTTGAACAATTAATGCAAATTTTGTTTCTATGTATTTTGGAAATTCTTTGATCATAAAATTATCGTATTCTCTAGCAGACGATATTTTATTTATGTTTACATATTCAATACCATATTCTTTTAACTTATAATGTTTTATGTCTGAAAAATAAATTGCTTTATTGAAAGAAATTCCACAATCTGAAAAACAATGAATTATTGATTTTGCAGCATTGTTATAGTTCTTGCAATCGACTACACAAATTGTTATATCATTTAAATTAATCAAAATGCTCCAATCAATTAAATAATTTGACAGATGTACGAATAGTAATATATTACAATTTTAAAGGAGTTAATCAAGATGAAAGCTATAATAAAAGATTTTGTTGGTAATTATTTTTGCAGAGAACCAGAAGTTGGATTAACAAAAATAAAAAGTAATGCTTATATTTTTGATTGTTATAACGAAGAACATTCAAAATTAATATTAGAAAAAACAAAAATGTTTATATCCAATAACGATTTAACATTAGAGTTTGTTGAAATGACAGAAATAAATTTAAGTTTTTAAAGGAAAAAAATGAATATATTTGTATTAGATAAAAACCCAAAACAAGCTGCTGAGTGGCATATGGACAAACATATAGTTAAAATGCCTTTAGAAACAGCACAAATTTTATGCACTATTCTTAATAGTCATGGCATTATGACACCCTATAAATCAACTCATGTTAATCATCCTTGCACACTTTGGGCAGGGAAAAGTATGGGAAATTTTATTTGGTTGTGCGAACTAGGGATACATCTTTGTGATGAGTATTCTTACAGATATGAAAAAGAACATAAGTGTAAAAGAATTATAGAAGAATGTTTGACATTCGCATGTAAAATACCAAATATTGAGATGACAGAATTTGTTCAAGCTATGCCAGAAGAAATAAAGTCAAAAGATCCAATAGAGTCATATAAAATGTATTATATAAAATTTAAATCCCATATAGCAAAATGGAAAAAAAGAGAGATTCCAAATTGGTACAATGTGATATTATGAAAATTAAAAAAAATAGGCAAAAAAAAGCCAGACGAATAATGATATTGGCATCTATTAGAATGTCAAAAAGCATTGGAGTAAAGTTCAATAGAGTTTGTATGGAAGAAATAAGAGATGTTTATATGGATATGTTTGGAGTGGATAGTTTAATCAAACGATTTGATATAGCAAGCATTGTTGCCTAATTGTTTTTTTTTCTTTTGTCTACAATAAATAATATATCATCAGCCCTATTTTTTATATCTCTAAGATCATGAACATAAATGTTATCAATTAAATCTTCATGAACATGTTCTATTAATGTGTCAATCCAAGAAATTTCTTGAACATCTTCTATTATAATAATTCCATTTTCATTTAATTTACTTTGATAACCATCTAAAAATGAAGTCATGCTTTTTAAGGTATGAGGACCATCATCAATAATTAAATCAAAAATATTTTCTGGAATAGAGCTTATAAATTTTTCATCATAAGCATCTCTATGCAATATTTTCAATCTTTCTTTTTCTTTAAAAATATCATTTTTATTATTTATATCTATTCCATAAATTGTAGCATTCGAAAAATAATCTTTCCACAATAATATACTTCCACCATGATCAATACCTATCTCTAAAATATTTTTAGCAGACTCTTGTATTTCATGAAATAATTCAGAGTAAATTTGATCAATATAAGAATGAACCGTGTTTTTATCGGTGTAAAAATGTTTTGAACTATAAATTTCAGATAATGTTTTCATTGTTGCTACCTTTTTGGTGACTTGGTTTTAATTCCAACCTTATTGTATTCGTTACGCATTTTTGGATTATCATCTATGGCGAAAAGAACTTTTTCTTTAATGCTTTCAGCATGTTTTTTCTTAGATTCATTTTGATCTTTTGGATTATTACCAATGTTATTCATCATTAATCGATTGTATTTAACTCCAGCTTTTTTAAGTGCTTCTATTGTGTCTTTCCTGTCTTTTTCTGGTCTGCCTGTTATTATATAGATTTTATTTTGTTTTGATAACTCATTAACATAATCAACCATCTTTTTAATTGGGTATATACCATTACGCAAAATAGTGTTGTCAATATCGACAATTACTACATTTGCATTAGATAGGTACAGTTGTATGTCTTCTATTATGCTCATATTAATTTATTGTAAACATGTTTGTAAAATTTGAAATTTTCATATAATATCTCCTTAATATTTATATACACCAAAAAAACAAGTGTAATTTTAATTGTGTCTACCTATAATCTTATCAAAAAATCCAATTTTTAAATTATTTTTTAAACAATATTTTTCTACATCTTTTATAAAATAAGAATCTGACATATATGATGAACTCCATTTTATTTTTTTTGCTATTTCTGTTTTAACCATAGCATTTAATGTATCTATATTTCCAATATTGATTTCATTTTTTTCAGGAACAATTTTAAAAATATTGTGAGCTATTTTAAATATTAACATGCCGTAGTCTCTATTATAAATTTCATCATGTGAAAATGAAAAATAGTCTTCTTCAATAACATTGTCATCGTCTAACCATATTGTGTAATCTCCAGTGCATTTTAAAATCATTGCATTTCTTTGAACATTTCCATAATTTTGACCTTTTGGTTTTTCTGTAAAGTTGTAAGTAAAACGACTATCGTTCATATTTAACACACAACATTGATCATCCTGACTATAGCCATCAGAACAAACAAGGACTTCATAGTTATCATAATCTTGATTTATAACACTGGTCATTGCACGATTAAGCAAGGGAGTTCTTTTATATGTTGGGATTATTATTGAAAACTTTATCATTTTTAATTAGGTTCTCTCTAAAAAGTTTTTAAAAATTGGAAGTTTATTGTTGTTTACAATTTCATCTTTATAACCTTCTTTTGTTAAGATTATTCCAAAAATTCTTTCAAAAGCACAAGAATCTATTTTGTTTTGTGGCAATAAATTTTCTATTCCGTTTTTATAAATAATGTCTAGAATTGTTTTTTTTGCAAAAAATATAGATCCAACAATTGTTATAAATTCTTCTGGTATTTTAAGCCATTTTGTTTTATCTAAATATTTTATTGTTGATTCAACATGAATGTCTTCGCATCCAAACCAATCATAAACATAATTATAAACATATATATTGCCATCTAATTTTTTTATGCTTTCTTTTAATTCGCAAGAGTCATGAATAAGTAAAAATCTTTTGTAATCAAAATTTTTATACGCATATAACAATGCACCAGCTTCATAATTTTTATTTTTAATATCTGCCACAATTATTTTTTCAGAAGAAATATTAAAATGATTTTTTATTTTGCTATCAGAATCAACAATTAAAATTTTGTCATCATTCTCCATAAGGTCAGATATGCTTTTTACACATTTTTTTAAATGATCTAAATGATTCAATGTAATTATTTTGCATGGTATTACATAAAGTATATCATTCATTTATCAACCTTTTTTTAATTTCAGTTGTTGATATTGTTTTTGTGTATGGAACATACATCATATATATGTTGTTATAATCTAGCCAATCTTGTGTAAAACCCATTTGTTTATAATAGTCTTTTTTTGCCCAATCAGAACCAACTATAATGATGTTTGGATTAACTTGAAGTATTGCAATTTTTGAATCTTCATTTCCAATATTTGGTATTACAAAATCAACATATTTGCAAGAAAGTAAGACGCTTTTTCTTTCTTCATATGAGCAAGTTGGACTGATTCCTTTGTATGACTTTATAAATGAATCTGTGTTTAGTGAAACAAAAACTAAGCCATTATTTCCAGATATCTCTTTGCATATTTTCAAAAAATTTGCATGACCAGAATGGAATAAATCAAAAGTTCCACCAGTATATATTTTCATGGTTTTACTTCTTGTTTAAATATAGTTTGCTATTATAATAAACACCTTATTTAAAATAAAATCTTTAATTATTGGGGTTTTATGAGATATCTTTATGAAATATGGATAAGAGTAGAAGGAAAAAATAAAAAAAATAAAGCTTCTATAGATAAGAATGGAAGTTGTTGTATTGCACTATGTGCTTCATCAAATAAAGAGGCACTTATTATTTTGCAAGAGGTTTTTTTAAGTTGTGATAAAAGACCGATAGGAAATAAAAAGAAAATAAAACACTTTAGGTTGAAAGACGGTTGCTCTAAGTATATATTTCTTCTGTGTAAGGAAAATGTTGAAAGTTATAAAAGAGCATGTGATTAAAAGCAACTGCGTTAACAATTCAAGCATACGGTTCTTCCGCAGTTTTTATACCGAAATGAATCACATCACCAGGGGATAACCCCAAGGATTGCCAGAGAGTAGCCAAACTCTCAACAGGGTGGCACGAAATAGTTTAGAAAGATTATTATACTAGAATTTGAGTGACCACTTCTCATACTAGACCTGATACTTTACAAGTACCTTCTTTCTAATGTCCTGTTTGGTCAAAATTTTATAACAAACTGCTTGTTCTAGGAACTTGCTGGTAGTAGTACTATCAGGGAGAAGAAGTGGCCTATTGACTATAACAAGTCTGCTGCTATATCAGCAAAAAACCAAACAACACTTTTTTCAATAAATCCTTTAGAATTAAAATCATCTGCATTTTTACCAAGTATTGATAACAATGAAATAAATTCTGATTCTGATATAATCCCAGTTGAATAACATTTTCTTATTATTTTTAACAGTAAATCAAAAGTTTCATTTGAATAAATATTATTTTTTGAGATAGAATTGAGTATTGTGGTTGAATTTGAAAGTTTTTTTGTTAACTTTTTACAAGCATAGACTATTCTATTTTTCAAAGTTATTTTCCTTGAGGTTTATAATGGCTAAAAAGAAAAAACAAATTTCAAGTGAAATAAAACTTCTTTTAAAAAAGAACCTAAGATCTATAGTAGAAATAGAAAAGAAAAATTGCACTATAGAAGATCCAGATTTTGGAGAAATGGTTTCAAAAAAAGCTTGGAACTCATCTGATTTTGTTGATTTTGTTAAAAAAAAGAACACATATACTTACACAATAAGTGAAGGTTCAATAATTATTGGATTTTTACTTTTTGAGGTTAAAGAAAACGAATTACTAATTGAAAGAATATGTATAGACAAAGATTTTAGAAGATCGGGTTTTGGTAAAGATTTTTTAGATTTTATATACAACAAAAAATACAGAAATAAAATTGTTTTTTATTGTAAAGAAGATGATGTTAATACAATTAAATTTTTTAAAAAAAATGACTTTATAGCCAATTTAGAAAAGAATTACTTTGGAATAGATGATGATGCGATTAAGTTTACGAAGGAGGTTTTTTATGAAGAAAACAAAAAATAAAATACTTGTGAATTGTTTAGGTTGGTGCAATAAACAATTTCTAAGTTGTGATCCAGCAACAAATAGAATCTGTAAGAAGTGCAAAGAAAAAATGGATAATAAAAAAAATGAAATGGGTAAAAATTACTTTTACGAAAAAAAAATAGAGATAAATGAGTAAACCAAAGGTTGCACTTATAACACCGTCATTAGGCATGGGTGGTGCTGAAAGATGGATAGTAACTCTTGCAAAATTCTTCAAGAGACTAGACCCTTATTTAATTTTAAATTTAAGTGGTCAAAGCGATTCAATTTTATTAGAAGAAGTTCCAAAAACAACAAAAATTTTGTCTAACTTTTATTCAAATCCAGAAAAAATTATAAATTTTTTGAGTGATGCTGATGCAGTTATATCTTGGTGTTTTAATTTAAATATAAACTTAAAAAATAGTTTAAAATGTCCAACCATAGATGTTTCACATAGTGATCCATCTTGGAAAGATCATAAGTTATTAATAAATCAAACATGCAAAAATTCAAAATATCATGTTGGTGTAAGTAAAGTTGCTGCTTCAGCATTTAGTGAAAATAATGCAACTGTAATATACAATGGAATAGATATAAATAGACTTGAAGAATTAAAAGGAAGAGTGAAACAAAGAAAAGAATGGGGTTGTGAAGATAATAAAGTTGTTTTGTTTTTAAGTAGATTATCAGAAGAAAAAAATCCAAAAATTCTTCTTCAGTGCTCAGAATTATTTGATGAAAGTTGGAAATTTTTATTTGTTGATACTGGTTCTTTAAAAAAAGATTTTCAATTGATAAAAAAACAAAATATTCAATTAATTAAAAAAACAAAAAACATTGGAGATTACTATGCTGGTGCAGATGTAATTGTCCTTCCTTCAGATGTAGAAGGTATGCCGTTAGTACTATTAGAGTCTTGGTTTTGTGGTGTTCCAATTGTAACGACTCAATATAACTCTTATTTAGAGTTAATGAATTTACATGGTGAATTGTGTTTATCAACCAAGGTAAGACCAACAGCAGTTGAATTTTCAAATAAAATAAAAGAAGCTTACAAGCAAGGAAGAAAATCTGAAATGGTCGTTTTAGCTAAATCTATTGTAGAAAGTAATTACACACACAAAACAATGATTAAAAATTGGGAAGATTACATATTTTCAAAAATAAAAGAATGTAATGATACTTAACAAAAAAAAGAAATGGCTTTACATAGGACCACCAAAGACTGGTAGTACAGCCATATCATATGTTTTAACGGATGGAAAGTATAACAACAATGCTTTTATTCAAGATTTAAATGTTAATTTTGAAGGCATAGAAATAAATGGTCAACACACCCCTTGGCCTCCTGACAAATTAAGTTCTGAATATGATGACTATAATGTTTTTATAAGTGTAAGAAATCCTTTTTCTAGAATAGTTTCTCTTTACAATCATTGGAAGTACGGACAGAATTACGAAAATGAATTTTTGTTAAAAGAAAAAACTCTTGAAGAATTTATAGGTCTTGTTTTAAATAAAAAACTTTCTAACGATGGTTTTTTCCATTATACGATAACAGAATGGGTGTCTAAGTATCGTTCATTTATAAAACAGGAAAACCTGCAAAGTGATTTAAAAATGCTGAATATTCACTCTATAGATTTTAATGTTCCAATAATAAATGAGAAATTAGGATCGACAAAACATTGGAAAGAAGAGCACAATAAAAAAACAATTGAAATGACAATTGAATGGGCAGAAAAAGATTTTTATAATTTTGAATACAGCAAGGACATTAATGTTTAAGTATTTTTTTGGTTTTTTTGGTTCTGATCGTTCTGGTAAATGGTGGACTCTTCGTTGTCAACACATTGAAGATAATCCATCATGTATAGGTTGTGGCACAAAAAAAGAGGTTCAAGTTCATCATATAATACCAGTTAGTGTTGATTCATCTAAAGAGTTATGTAGAAACAACTTATGTACTCTTTGCAAACATTGTCATTTTGTTTTTGGGCACTTGCACAACTATAAAAATTACAATCCAGAAGTAATTAGGGATTGCCAAGAGCATTACAAAAGAGTAAAACAATTTAGAGTTAAGACTTTTCAAAGACCTATTTCTTTATGGAGGACTATTATGAGCAAGTTTTTTGGTTCTATTGCGTTAGTTTTTTTAGGATATTCAATTTATGTTAGCCATATGTATGTGGTAGAAACTAATAAAAATATAACAGTTAAAGAACTTTTTGCTGCTGAAAACAGGCTGTTGAAAGATGAAATTTATGCAGAAAGAGGCAAACCAACTTATGAAAATGGCTATAGAGATGCTATTTTAAGGGCTGGTTCACCAACTGGATCTGGTTCATATCGTGATGGTTGGGAGGCTTGTGCAAAGCTTTACGCAGATGGTTCATGGACAAGTGGATATCATACTGCATTAGAACAATTTGGGTGGAAGAATGAATCAACGGCATTCAAAAACTCAAATCCTCAAGCTGTTTCCATGAAATAATATTCAATGTTTTACCCTCATACTGTGTATTAGTATGGGGGTAGTCATGAAAAAAAAGTCTCACAATAATAGAACAGTTGGAAAAATATCTGGAAGATATTGGTGTTCTTTAATAAAGAATGCAAAAAAAAGAAATATAGAAATAACAGCAACAATGCAAGATGCTTGGGAAATTTTCTTAAAACAAAATAAAAGATGTTTCTATACTGGATTAAAAATAACGCATACAAAATATTTAAAAAGAATTAGTAATAAAAACATATATTCTTTAGGAACTGCTTCAATAGACAGAAAAAATAGTGACCTTGGGTACACTAAAGAAAATATACAATGGGTTCATAAAGATGTTAATTACATGAAGATGAATTTGAGCGAAAAGTATTTTATAAAACTTTGTAAGCTTATAGCTAGGAGATTCTAATGCCTTTAAAAAATTGTTCTGAAAATGGTAAAGATGGTTGGAAATGGGGCGATCAAGGTAAATGTTATCTTGGAAAAGATGCTAAAAAACAAGCTATTAGGCAAGGTATTTCTATTGAGGGTCCAGAAAAATTTGCTAAAATAATGAAGTCTCAATCGTATGAAGATCTTTATTTACAACTTTCAAATGACGAAAAAGAATTAGCTAATTCACTTATTTCATTGTCTCAAAAAGTTGGTCCACTTGATAAATCTAATGGCATTTGGGTTGGGTATGAAAACGCAGAGAATAACCCAACTAAAAATATTGGTGTTAAATGCGGAAATTGTGCATTACATAAATCAGAAAACGCATGTATTATACTTGATCAACAAATAGAACTGGATGGCGTTTGCAGATTTGCGGTAATACCAGACGGTTATGTTAATGCTATTCAAGTAGAAAAGGACATAGAAGAATACTTTAATGAAAATAATAATAAATAACCCTGTTTTAAAAACAAAATGCAAAGAAGTAGATTTAAAAAAAGGAAAAACTATTGCTAAAAGAATGTGGCAATTTTTGAACCTTTACAATAAAAAAAACGAAGTAAAAGCTGTTGGTTTAGCAGCAAATCAATTTGGCATAGATGCTTCGGTTGCCATAGTTCTTAAAAACAATAAGCCATTTATTTTAATAAATCCTAAAATAATAAATTTTTCTCAAGTAAAGATTTGTAAAAAAGAAGGTTGTTTAAGTTTTCCAGATGAGCAACTTGATGTTTATAGACATATGTGGATTGAAGTTGCATGTTTAAATCATGATGGATCAATTTTTTTTGGAAGTAGACCAGAAGAAAGCAATGATAATTTTTTAGAGAGTTGTGTTGCTCAACATGAAATAGCACACTTAAACGGTTTGACTTTTCATGATTTTCAATGGAATAATTCAATAACACCTAACGATTGGTAAAATGAAAAATCACTATACAAAAGTAAAAAACGCTGTAGATTTTAAAATATACAATGAGCTTGAGAGTTTTATTTATAACTCTTTAGTTGAAGATGAATTAACATCTGAAGAAAATTTGCGTTCCTTAGTTGTTTCTCAAGTAAAAAAGGAACACGGTAGCCTTATTTATTCAAGTATAGAAATAGAAGATACTATAAAAAATCTAATAATTAGAAAAATTATCAAGGAAGTGATTGGTCTAAAGCTATCCAAGTTTATATATAGCTAATAGTTAGGGGTATTTATACATGGGCTTTATCCTTTTTAAAGGAGGTATCCCATGCAAACTTATTTTGAAGTTTGGGCAACAGAGCCTAATGGCAAAACAAGAATAAAAATAGCAGAGTACGAAGAAATTTATTGGCAAAGAGCAGAAAAAAAAGCTTTATCATTAGAGTTACAAGGATATACTAAGATAGTTGTTTTTGAAAAAATGAGGACTACAAACAAATAAGTTTGATTTGCATAAGGAGGATACTATGGATATAAATCTCAGTTGCCCAATAAATCAGCTTGGGTATGGTGTCGTTGGTTTAAATGTTTTTTTAAATTTACAAAAAAATCATAATGTAGCACTATGGCCAATTGGGCCAGTAGATTGCGAAGAATCAAAACATGATATCTTAAGGTCTTCTATTGAAAAAACAAAAACATTTAACTACACAGCACCAAGTTTAAAAATATGGCATCAGTTTGATATGGCATCCCATGTTGGAAATGGTAAAAAGTTTGGTTTAACATTTTTTGAAACTAATAAAATAAAAGAAAATGAAGTTCACCACTTAAAATTTTTAGAAAAAGTTTTTGTTACATCCTCTTGGGCAAAAGATGTTCTTATAAATTCTGGTTTGGAAAGTTCAAAAATAGTAGTTGTAAAACTTGGTGTAGATAAAGTAGTTTTTCCAGAATCTAAAATAGATGATAAAAAAACAACCAAAATAGTTTGTGTTGGTAAGTGGGAAATAAGGAAAGGCCATGATCTCATCATAGATATTATAGAAAAAACTTTTGATAAAGATGATGATTTCAAACTTATAATGTGTTGCTCTAATCCATTTTTGTCACAAGAAGAACAAAATCACTGGATTTCATTTTTTGAAAAAAGTAAATATTTTGATAAGATAATTGTTTTAAAAGAAAGATTAAAATCTCAAGCAGATGTTAATAGGCTTATGCATGGTTCTGATGTTGGCATATTTCCATATCGTGCAGAAGCTTGGAACTTAGAACTTTCTGAGATGTTGTCAATGGGCAAACATTGTATTGCTACAAATTATTCTGGTCCAACAGAATTTGCTAATGATGCTGGTGCGATTTTAATTAATCCAGAAGGTATGGAAAGTGCTTACGATGGAAAATGGTTTGATGGTTCAGCAGAATGGGCTAAACTTGGAAAAAAATATGTAGAAGAATTTTCTTCTGCACTAAGAAGCATCCATGAGAAAAAACAAAAGGGTGATTTAAAAATAAACTCTAAAGGCATAAATTACTTTAGCGAAAACACTTGGGAAAAATCTTGTGAAACAATAATTGGTGAATTATGAATTTAACAATATCATTTTTAATGTGCAAAACAGAAGACGAAAAAGAGCCATCAATTCTATTTTCAAAAAACGAAAATGGAAATTATGAATTGCCAAGTTTTCAAATGAAAGACGATGATTATGATGTTGATAAATTTGTTAATGCATCATTTAAATCAATTACTGGTGTTCAACCAATAGACAAAAGAGGTTTTGGTTGGATCAATTTATTTTTATCTGGAACCATAGTATCAAATAAAAAATACAGCTTTGTTTATATGTGTAAGCTTCCAGACAATATAGTTGTTAAAACTTATGAAGCTGTAAAAATGAGTTCTATTCTTGAATCAGAAAATTTTGAAGAGGACTATATATCTCAGGTTATTCACTGTTTTAACAACCTATACAACAGATAATATGAAAAATATAAAAATAATTTTTGATGTAAATTCAAGTGATATTATAACAACTTTTATATTTCCAGAAGCAATAGACAAAGAAGAAAAGTCTGTTTTATCTGAAAAAACAGCATCTTTTCTTTCTTCTTTACAAACTGGAAGTATGATGACATCAATAATACATGGTGTTGTTGAAGGTGGAATTATTGCTGACGATAAAGGCTTATCTGATTTAATAATTAAAAAAATGCTTTCTAATTTTTTAGTTACATCAGATGAAAAGCCATTGGTTCTTCCAAGCGAGGCATTTGTTTTTAAGGAAAAATAATGACGATAGAAGCAAAAATAATTTCAGATTCCATATCTATTCACGATAGAAGAATAACCACTATGGTTATTAAATATCCAAGATTTATACATTCTGAGTTTATGACACATAGAATCTTTTCTAGAAATGCCAGTAGTAGCCGAGCTATACCAGT